TGCTTGCAGTTACAAGAACATTCGTGCCGGACGTAGCTTGAGGGTCTAGTGTAACACCACCTTTTTGAAATTTGTAGTAGGGGTGTGTTGGAGAATCATCATTACCATTGTCCTCAAACTCAAATACCTCAGAGACAAAGGTCTTCAACCCAGTCCGGCGAATAAGGCGAGGGGGGAATGTTTCATGGCAGATAATTGTTACATCGCCAGAGGAGGCCATTGTAATTTCTTTTAGCTTTGCCGTTGTCCACGGGCAACTGCTAGAGCCAGACAAGCTAACGGGCGTGGTATCAACCTCACCAGTAGTCGGGTTAATAAAGAAAATATCGAGGGCGTTGTTCTTAAAACAAAAGATATACTGCTCGTCATCCGAAAAGATAAACGGCTCAATGCGAATCTCTAACTCGTTTGCAGGAGTTACAGTATCGCTAAACTGATAGATGAACTCACCACCAGCGCGTTTCTTTACACCACCCTCATTGATGATAATAAAGTTACGCACCTTCTGCGCGCCAGCCTGATACACAGCAGCATCCACACGAGATGTAAAGGATGGGCTAAGTTCGCCAAACTGAAAGCTGTGAAGCGGAATCTTAATCTTCGCCATTATGACAGCCTTTCAGTGATAAACCTCGAAGTCGTAAGTTTGCGTGTCGTGTTCTGCTGGCTGTCAAGGTTACGGGCTTTTGCCATAAGGTTGTTTGCCTTGATTTCCATAATCTGTGTCAGACCCTCGTTCCGAGCAATAGAACTTGCAAAGATGGCAGCAAGGGAATACTCGACAGCAAGTGTAAAGTAGGAAGGCCAATCAGACTCATCTGCACGATAGATGTAATCAGCAATAACCTGATCTTGGTCTGAGGTGTTGGTAAATACCTTGTCGCCGTAGATTGTATGGTTCGTATTGTTATCATTTACAGTAACGGCATTAAGCATCAAAAGGTTAGATGGAAGCTGATAGGCCGCATCAAAGCGTCCAGTCGGCTCATCTGATAAACGACTAAGCTGCGCTTGCTCAGTAGCAAAACGCCAGCGTGTGTTGCAGAGACTGGCTTGCGCTACGTCTTCATACATATTAACAGCGACCAGTGCCTCTGTTGTATTGTCTTCAAACGAAGTAATAGGCTCTGCCCCAATAAGGATCAAAGCCCGTGAACAAATGTCGATAGCACTGTTAGCTACTGTGGATGTCATACTTACCTCGTCAAGAAAGGGGGGAGCAGCAGTTTCCCACCGCTCCCCTACCAGACTTAGTTGTTGTCCAGAACCTCGTAGATGCCGTTATCGTCGATACCGATAGCACCCATGCTCATGTGAGCAGTGACCAAGTGAGCCACTTTCTGCGGCACATAGTTCACTTCGGTTTGAACATCAGAACCAACACCCAAACCAATAGCAGAGCTATGATAGGCAAAGTTCTTACCGCCAGCAACAGCAGACGTTGAGAAGATCTTGAAGCCCAAGAACTCTTTCATTGTCATGCCGCCAGCAAACGGGAGGTTTTGGTCGCCAACAAAATCGCTAGATGCGAACTCGTTGATGCTGAACAGGTCAGCGTAACCAGCAGGAGACATTGCAAGATAGCGGTTGCCATCTTCCGGAATGTCAGCAGAACCCATTGTTTCAAACAGGGTCAGCAAGTCGCCTTTAACCAGCGCGCCAGAAGTGTCAGCAATCTGAGTGCTGTTTGCGCCAGCGTCGAGAGCAGCAACAATCAACTCGTCAGTCTTACGACCCAGAGCATAAGCAGCCGACTGAGCAACAGCTTGACGCTCGTCAATGTTGGTTTTCAGTTCGTCCAGCTTGTCGATATACTCAGGTGCGTAGTGATCGGTCAGCGTTGCTGATACGTTGGTGTGTGCGACTTCCATGCCAGTAACATCGCCGTTACGAGACTTGGTGTTAGCAGCACCTTTACCAATTTTTTGAAATTTAACAGTAGAACCCGTTACGCCATTAACCTGACGGACAGTGTTACGGAGTTTAGACCCCATACGCTGATACGCCAAATGAACATCAGATTCAAACTGCGTGATGAAGGCTTGATCAATAGTATTAGCCATTTTCATTCTCCAGTTTAGAAGTTTCAGTTACAATGTCAGGAATGGTTGTCCGTGCGTTGCGTCATCTAGTTATCCGTTTCCGGGCTATCCGCGTATCATCGGGCCTCTAACAAAAGAATAATGCCCGAAACAATGTATTTTAGCAATATAAAAAACACCGCCCCAATCGAAAGAGGGACGGTGTTTAGGAGGGGTCTCGTGTATTACTTATTTATAGAGTTTAGAAAAGCCTTCGTCAACCTGCTTGACAAAAGCTGCATCGCGCCGAGTGTTATCCCAGTAGCGCGGGTCTTTCATCATAGACTCCAACTCAGCCTTGTCGAGAACTGTCGGAGCAGTAATATCGCCACTAACAGAAGTGTCAGACATTGCACCCATGAAATGCTCAAGGAGTTCAATACCCTCAGCAGTTTCACCAAGACGCATAATCTCATCGTTCAATTCAGCGGGGACATTCTTTTGCGACCACAGTGCGACAGCCTCAATACGAGCCTCGGCGTTGTCACCCAGCTTGGCTGACTCAGCGTCAAGGTCGGGCTGGTCGGGCATCATACGAGCCAGACCCTCCTCAAACTCATCCTGAGAGAAGCCGTTCTCCCAAGCAAAGTTTGCCCACCAATCTACGTCAGGATCATCCGCTAGTTCATCAGCCCCCTCTGGAAGGGTGTAGTCACCAGATGAATCAGGGCGATTAGCAAAAGCCTCTTGCTCAATCTCACCCATAATAGACTCGCGCAACTCATCTTGCCCCTTACCTAGCTTGCTTTCTAGGGAGGAATAAGAAGTTACCAAATCTTCTGGCGACTTAAATTTTTCAGGAAGCCACTCAGGGCGGCTGTCTGCTACCTCAGTTGTTACGGCTTCAGGTGCTTCGGCTTGCGCTTCCACATTATCTGTTGCTTCACTCATTTGCTTTCTACCTTTTCTGCATGGTTAATGCGCCGTTCAATTAGCGCGACTATAAAGCGTTGACCCTCCAAGTGACGGAGTTCGCCATCGCTAATGCCTCCGCCAGCTACCGCATCCAATGTAATAGAGCGGAGATAACGAAGAACCTCTTTGCCCGCCGGAGTTCCCAGCAAGGCTTTAATATCCATAGAAATCTTTTCGTCCTCTTTTTGTGGTCGAGGAAAACCATCTACTCCAATATGTGACATCTATACCACACCACCGCCTTGTTGCTGCGCTTGCATCTGCGCTATCATTTGTTGCATCTGTTGAATCTGTTCACGCTCGGCTTCGTCTCTGATTAGGTTATCAGGAACGCCAAACTTCTTAGCCAAGTAAACCGCTGTCTCTTCTGAGTCGATAAGCAAGTTGACCATCTCCGGCCCGAAGTTTGCACCAACTACCTCAAGGAATCTCGCAACAGTTGTGATGTCCTGATTAGACTGGGCTTGCGCCAAGGGAGATACACTCCGAATTTTTACTTCACGACCATTAACTGTTGGGAGATCAATGCGACCCTGCTTACGCAGAATGTAAACTACACGTTGCAGAATGGGCTGAACCATCTCTGCTTGCAAGCGACCAAAGGCAGAACCAATACGGCGGCTCAAGTCAGCCATGCGTTCTGCAATTTCGGTAGCCGTGGCGGGTGTCCGGTTCGGATCACCGAGCATATCATTATACAATGCGCGCTTAATGTTCATCCGCATGTCGTTAAGAACAAGATTGGCAACATCAAAGCTTCCGGCTGCCGCAACAGGCTGTAACCCATTTGAGCCGGGTGCTTTAGGAATGACAGTCCCCGGAACAAGATTGATCGTATCGACATTGATAATCCCATCATCATCCATCTGGTAAATACCAGAGATAGCCATCTGTGCATTTTCCAATACAAGCTGGATTGTAAGGTTGGTTGTCTTAATTGCAGACAGAGCGTTTACCAATGGGCCGCGACCATATACTTCGCCAGCAGCTTTAGACCAGCGGAAGCAAACAAACGGATTGCTGCCCACGCCTTCAAAGGTGTCTTCAAAGATTAACTCGCCATGAGTTTTATCAATGGCGTAGTAGCCGTAACGCTCTTGGTTGGGCTTGTCATACAGGCGACATACAACCTCAAGAACCTTGCACTTCTCCTCACCCTTGCGGTTAATCATATCCTGCATTTTGGGGGAGAGTTTCGCTTTGGGATAAACAATCTTTATGTCGTTATGGCGAATCTCACGCTCACGATATACATGGTCAATGCGGTCATCGGGGCCATTCTCAAGAACGACCTTTGGAAGGGGGATAGCACTGAAACGGATTGGGTTTACTGCATCTCCCTCTTCAACCAGCAAGCAACCAGTTCCGACAGCCAAGTCCATGAATGACTCATGCACCTCTTGGGCAAAGTTACTGTTTGCAAGAATCTCAAAGATATATTCTGTGACCTCATCAAGGCTGTTGTTAATTTCATCTGCTTCTTCGGGCGGCACTTCCGAGCCAGCAACCAAGTCAGACCAACGAGCGAAGTTAGGAACAAGCCCAGACTGCAAACGAGAGGCAAACTCTTGAACGCCAACTACCGCAGTCTCGTCAAAGATTCGGTCATCACGGCGTTGACCCGGCGCATTAAAGTAAAAGCCTTCACGCTGGGGGAGAGCATAGTCGTAACACTCTTGGAAGAGATCTTCAAAGGGAGTGCGTTGAGTTCGGGCAGTCTCATACTTCTTGATGTAATTTTTAGCTATTTTGTCCATTATTTAAAATACCTCTGAAAGAAACCAGCACCACCAGCTTCGCCGGACAATAAGGATGCCTTGCCTCGTTTACGCTGCATACCAATAGTAGCTTGCTCTACCGCCTTCTCTCTGCGGCGACGAATTTCTTGAAACTCAGGTTGCTTTTGGACATCAGACTTAAGTTGTCCGCGCAAATCAGATGCAAGAGAACCAACAGTCTCGCCAAGCCCTTTCAGTTTTGAAGAATAATAAGAGCCAACCGCGCCGGGACTGCGCGATTTTTTTTGTATTTCTTTTGCTTCGGAATATGCTTTCTCAGACTCTTTCCTAAAGTGAGAAATAGTTCGAGGGTCAACGCCAGCCGAAGCGGCTTCCTTAAATAAAGATTCAGGAACAGAGTAAGATGCAACAAAAGCAGCTTGCCTTTGTTTAGCTGCTAAAGCTTGACGCTTTCTCTGTCGTTTTTGTGCTGACTGAGATAATCCCATTATTTAAAATACCTTTGAAAGAAGCCAGCACCGCCAGTTTGACTTGAAAGAAGTGACGCTTTGCCACGTTTGCGTGTCATGCCAATAGCAGCTTGTTTTACAGCCTTTTCTCTACCGCGACGAATGCTCACCAAGTCTGCTTGCCGTGCAGCATCAGAGGTTAAGCTGGCCTTCGAGCTTTGAGTCTGCTCTGCAATAGCCTTTTCCCGCCTAATCCTTTGAGATGCAGAACTGCGTGGCCCTCTGCCTTTAAGTTCGGGCGTGGTGTAAGTCGAAATCAAACTTCTTTTTAATGCTTCAACTGTTCGAGGGTCAGAGCCAGCAGCAGCAGCTTCCGCTAGTTCTGGCTGTCCAATTTTTGCCAGTTCTGCTTGATAATTTTTTGTAAAAAGATCTGCTGTTTGTTGCTTTGTATATTGTCGATAAGAAGCTTTGCCACGCCGAACAGAGTAAACAGGATCGGGAACACGACTAAAGATTGCAGAAGCAATATCGGGATCAACGTCTTTTGCCAAACCCAATTCAGAAATAAGGTTTCGTTTAGCTTCGTGTCGACGTTTTTCACGAGCCTCTCTATTACGTTGGATAACTCCACTAGGCAGTCCCATTACTTCATCCTATTCCAAAAACCTTGTTTCCCTTGCTTGGGTTTCCGTGTAAATATATCAAAGTCCCGCTTCATAGTAAACGGTTTAGCGGTCTTGTTATTTCCGAGGACTTCACGGCCTTCACCACCACCAAGCATTAAGTATTGTAAAGCATCATGTATATGAGAGAACCTATTCTTATCGGGCTTGTCATCGTAACGCTCGCCGGACACCTGCATACGCCGATACCCATAGCCACCATCAAAACCTTTGATCAACTCCTTGCATCGCGGGTCTATTAAGATACCCGACTTGCCCTCAACCAAACGATTAAGTGTGCCAGCCACAGCCTCAATACGCAAGGAAACATCGTTGGATTGTGCGGGACGCGCAGTAAGACCAGCACCCCGAAGCACTTGGAACGGAGTGCTTTCATCCGTTTGCGCGCGGAAGTCACCAGCAGGGTCACCAATAATATTTACCTCACACCCACTATAGCGTGTGGCAATC